ATTACAATTACTAGTTATCGGACTAAACGGTATGAGTCCAACGGTTATGATAGTAACCGCCGTTATTGGTTTAGTATCTGCAATAGGTGCAGTAGTTATCGAAATGATTGAGGGGTAATAACAATGACTGAATTAGCATTTGAAAACATTACTAAGAACAAGTGCCTAACTTGTGATGATAAACTAACGGCTTGGGAAATTAACTACTGCATTATGTGCGAGAGTGACCAAGAAATAGAAAACTATTTTGATGATGACTTCTAAAATCTAGAATTTTTGCACTTGTCAAAACTAAATAAAAATAGAATGGGCTCACTAATAAAAAGGTGAGCTTTTTCTATAATCACGCATCGTACACTTTAGACAAATATTCAGATTTTCTTCAAAATGGGATCTAGCTGCAAATATAAAAATATTCAGATTTTCGGGGATATGAATATATATCTCATTATGTGAGACAATATGTTACAATTAAGTAACAAATAATTTAATATTTCAATGTTTCTGGCAGCTCAATTTGACAAGTATAAAAAATGCAATTACACTATGAGTGCAGCGAATCTTAAAAAACTAAAAGTTTTAGAAAAGTTGGGGGCAGGGGGATAGAATTATTAAAAAACAAAGAGAGAAGCAAATGAATAATCAAGATTATATAAGATACATCTTCTGGATTGTATTAGCAGTAATTGTTGTATCTACACTCTCTGGTAGCTAAATTTTTATTTTTGAAGGGATAAAAATGTTTAATGCAAAAACAATAGATAACTTTATATCTATAGAAGAATCTAATAAGATTATAGAATTTGTAAAAGGCATAGAGCCATGGGAACAAGGTGGATCAGAGTTCTGGAGTAATAGAAGCTTAAATGCTCAACATCTTTATTCTCATGACAAAGAAATCGGGGAAATGTTATATGATATTCGTCAAAGAGTGGCAAATGCAATAAAAGAACATTATAACCTATTAGAGATATATCCAGATCTATTTCAAGTCATTCGTTGGTTTCCTGGTATGGAACAAGCCCCACATTGTGACGATATGACAGATGCTCATGAAGATAATAAAGAATCATTAGAATGGTTTAATCATAGAGAGTATGGAGCTATTATATATTTAAATGATAATTACTCTGGTGGACATACATATTATCCAAATCATAATTTTGACATTGCCCCTGCCGTTGGAAAACTTGCAATACACCCAGGAGACCCAGAGCACCTTCATGGCGTATCTAAAATAGAAGATGGTGTTAGATATACCCTTGCCTCGTTCTGGACTCAGGATGAGAAATACTTTGATGGATGGGTTCTTTAATTGAATTATATCAATGATCCTGGTTTTGAGGTTCCTAAAGACAAAATCTTAATAATTCCTTTTTCTGGTAGAGATGATCAATATGATAGATATCCAGAAATTGTAGAATCTTTAAAGGGTAATATTAAAAGAGACTGGCTTAGTAACCATGCCTACTATTGTCTTCCCCTTAATATAGGAAATCAATACGGTTTTATTATCAAGGCAGCATATGATTTTGATGCAACCTGGGATGGATCCCTTGGAAACCCTAATGATATTCATATTAACATATATGAGCCAGGAGAGTCCCTTTCCATGCAACAAGTTAGTCCAGGATTTGCTGAAGGTATCTTAACCATTCAAAATAACTTTCAATTTAAAACCCCTCCAGGAATTAACTTAATGACCATTGCTGCCCCAAACTTCTTTATTCCAGGAATGCAAGCAATGACAGCCGTAATTGAGGCAGACCAGATAAGACGAGACTTTTCCTTTAATCTAAAGATAACCGATCCCAACAGGGTAGTTAGTGTTAAAAAAGGTGATCCTCTAGCTGCCTTTATTCCTATCCCTAGATACTTTGTAGAGGAATTTGAACTAGATACTGTTAATAAATATTTCTCAGAAGAGCTTATTAAAAATGAACAAGATGATGCAAATGAACTAGGTCGTCAAAGACTTAATGAAGATAAAGAAAAAGCACATTATTCAGGTAGAAAATATTTCAATGGAATTCATGCATTCGGACAAAAGTTCAAAGATCATCAAAAAAGAGTATAGTCTTCATATAAGGGAATATCTCTGCATATTATAAATACCTTCCATATATAACGAAGTTATAAGGGGGTAAGAGGGTATACTATTTCGCCGAATTTTGCGTTTTTAATTTGCGGATTTTTTGCGAGTTTTTTAAAAATGGTATAATTAAACATTATGGCAGTAACAATTGTTAGAACAACCAATGCAACTCAGTTAAACTCTTTGCTTAGTCAAGCTTCTGCCTCAACAACTTATCTTACAAAGGCTTCTGCCTCAACAATTTACCTAACACAAGCATCTGCTTCAGTTACTTATGCTCCACTACCTGCTACCCCAGTTGGAACTATTGTTATGTATGGTGGAACTACAGCACCTACTGGTTGGCTATTATGCAATGGTCAATCAACTTCTGGATATGCTGCCCTTGCTGCAGTAGTTGGCGGGTTTGTTCCTGACTTGCGTGGTCGTGCTCCAATTGGCTATGGAACCAGTACTGATACAACTAACGTTCCAACTGCTCGCACAACTATTGGTGCTACAACTGGTGCTGAAGCTGTAACGCTAACATCGGCACAATCTGGTGTCCCAGCACACTCTCATGATAACACTGCTGCATTTACTGGTTCTGCTACTAGTACTGGATTTGAAGATGCCGATCACGCTCACACATTTTCATTTACCGAAACTAGTGACTCTGTTGGTGACACTGCTGGTCGTTATGACTCATCTGCTGCTACTTCTCAAGGTACACAAACTTATGCTACTGGTGGTCGTACTGGTGGTGCTTATGGTGGTGGACAACATACACACAGTGTTACCTCTGCTGGTACTGTGGCAGTAACAAATGTTAATAATACTACTGCATCCGCTTCTTCCTCACACAACAACATGCAACCATCTACAGTTGTTAATTTTATTATCAAGACTTAGTGATATAATTGTAATATTATGACAACTAAAATTCAATTAAGAAGAGATACTTCTTCAAACTGGACTACTACAAATCCTACCCTTTTTTCAGGTGAAGTTGGATTTGAAACAAATACTGGAAAATTTAAAATTGGCAATGGATCTAGTGTATGGTCTGCTTTAAGTTACTTTGGTGGAGAAGTTGATTTATCAACATACTTAACTATTTCTTCTGCTTCTACTACATACCTAACCCAGGCTTCAGCTTCTACTACATACCTAACCCAGGCTTCTGCATCAACAACATATTTAACTCAAGCATTAGCTTCTAATACATATCAAAATAAAAATATAGATATTATTACAAAGTCAGAGGCATATGAAATAGCATCTGGAGATGAAAATGATTTAATTCAACTATCTGGATCTAATGCTTATACTGTTAGTATTCCTACAGATGCAAGTGCTAATTTTACTATTGGAACACAGATTAATCTATTAAACATTGGAACTGGTGTTAAAACGGTTGCAGCAGTAACTCCTGGAACAACAACCGTTAATGGAACGCCAGGATTAAAACTTAGAACTCAATGGTCAAGTGCAACACTTATTAAACGTGCTGCCAATACCTGGGTACTTATTGGAGATTTAGCAGAATGATTCCTATAGGAATTGTTGCAGTTTCTGGAGTAGTTTCTAAAACAGTTCTTTCTCCAACAGTTTCTTTAACAAATTTTAATGCATATACAAATAATATAACAGTCAATGTTCCAGTTGGAATGTCTGCAACCAATTATATTCTAGAAAGTTCAAGCTCAAGTTCTGGACCCTGGACTATTGTTTATCAAGGAGCATCTTCAACATATCAGCATACTGGATTAATTCAGGACACAGCATATTTTTATAGAGCAAGATATTCTAATGCTAATAACCTATTTAGTTATTCTAGTATTTCTAACACTGTTTCAACTAGACAAGAATCTGCAAAAACTTCAATATTCACCACTTCCACCAACTTTGTAAAACCAATAGGCGTTACAAATATATCTTATTTAATGATTGGTGCTGGAGGAAAGGGTGGAAACTCATATTGGAATAATGTATTTGGAGAATCTAGAATTGCTGGTGGCGGTGGCGGTGCTGGTCAATTAATAACAAGTCAAAGCTATTCCGTTCCAGAAGCACAAACTACATATCCAATAACTGCAGGAGTTGCTTCAAATACAACATTTCTTAGTCAAACAGCAATTAAAGGAGGAGATGGATCTTCCAACAATGTAGGTTCTAATGGATCGCATGGCGGTGGTGGTGGAGGAACCTACACAGAATCTGGTCAAACAATCTGGTCTCCTGGAAGTTCAACTATTGGAGGTTATTCAGGAGGTGTAGGGTTTGCTAATGGTAATCAAAATATTGCATCTGGCGGTGGCGGTGGAGGGACTGGAAGTGTTGGAGGAAATTATAATGCAGTATTTTACTATGCAGGATCTGGTGGTTCAGGAACTACAGTTTCTTTAAACGGAAACTCTTATACTGTTGGCTCTGGTGGATCTGGAGGGGCTTCAAGTTATAGTAATTCTGGAGCAAATCAGCCAAACTCTACAGGATATGGAAATGGTGGAAATGCGGCAAATGCAGGAAATGTTGGAAAAGGAACTACCTACACTGGTGGAAATGGTTCAACTGGTGCTGTAATTGTTTCTTGGCTTGATTAAATAAAATTAAAATTTATATAATGATATAATTAGATTACTATGGCTACAATATTTCCTGGATCCGCTTCTGTTGGTCAAATTTTTGATGGATATGAATTTAATGGAACCGCCTGGGATATTATTGGAATTGATTTAACTGCTGATTATTTAGAAACTTCCGCAGCAAGTGCTATATATCTTAATAAAGTAAGTGCTTCAAATACATATCAAACAATAGTTGCAAATGTTTCTAATACTGAAATAGGATACCTAGATGGTGTAACTTCTGCCATTCAAACACAATTAGATAATAAATCAACTGCCTCAAAAACAGAAACACTTACAAATAAAACTTTAACTACTCCAACAATTAATGGACCAGCAATTACTGCTATTGGGCAAACACCAACTATTCACGGTATATATCTTCCAGCACCACATAATATTATTTTTGAAGGTACAACAGCAAATGAATTTGAAACAACTTTAGAGCCAGGTGAGCCAACTGCTGATAGAACAATTACTCTTCCAGATCAAACTGGAACAGTTCAACTTAGGGTAGTAGATGTCTCTGATACAGAAATTGGATATCTTAATGGAGTTACAAGTGACATTCAGACCCAAATTGATTCTAAACTTTCTGCTTCTTCTGCCTCAACAATATATGCAACACAAACAGCTTTAAATAATATTGATGCACTTCCTTCTCAATCTGGAAATAGTGGAAAATATTTAACTACAAGTGGTTCAGTAGCATCTTGGGGAACTATAGATCTAACAAGTGCCATAAATACCGCTTCTGCAGCAGCAGTAACATATCTTGTAGACTCAGCACCTGCAGCTCTTGACACACTTAATGAATTAGCAGCAGCACTTGGAGATGATGCAAACTATGCATCCACCATCACAACTGCTCTTGGAACAAAGGCTCCCCTAGCATCCCCAACTTTTACTGGTAGCGTAACCACTGGTGAGGCTATAACAAAAACTACTAGCACAACCCTTACATCAGCTTCTACAACAACTATTGCTACTTTTCCAGGATCACCTGGTCTATCAGCAGAATGCATGGTAGTTTTTTCAAGTGAAAGTTCTGGAGCACAGACAACATCAAAAGTTTTGATTGTAGGAAGTTATGACGAGGGGACTGTAGATATAACAGAATATGCAATAATTGAAAGAGGCGGAATTCTTGAAGAACCAATTCAAACAACTTTATCTGCATCTTTTAGTGGAAGTAGTATAGTTCTAAGAGCTGCTGCTGTAAATTATCAATCGGTTAATGTAAAAGTTATTTCAACACATATATTATCTCCTTTAGGTGCTGCATAGCATATTTTCATATAATTATGATATAATAATAAAGACATTAGAGGAGAGTGAATTTAATGGCAGATAAAGATTTTAAAGTTAAAAATGGCATTGATGTTGCAGGTAATGCAAATATTAGTGGCAATTTAAATGCAGCAAAATATCAAACTTCTGCTCCATCCTCTCCAGTGACTGGTCAAATTTGGATTGACTCTGATGCCTCTGCATCTGTTATAAATACAAATGATTTCTTATTAAAAGCTGATTTTGATTTACAATCAATCCCTATTGGTGGTGTTACTCAGTATGCTGGTGCTACAAGTCCTAGTGCTAACTGGGCTATATGTGATGGTACTGCAGTAAGCCGTACAACTTATGCAACATTGTTTGCTCGTATTGGTACTACTTATGGCGTTGGAAACGGAACTACTACCTTTAATTTACCTAACGTAAAGGGTAAAGTTATTGCTGGTTTAGATTCCACTCAAACAGAGTTTGATACTTTAGGTGAAACTGGTGGTGCTAAGACACATACCTTGACTAGCGCAGAAATGCCAAGCCACACTCACATTCAAGATTCCCATAGTCACAATGTCACATGGGATGGTGTTGGCGCAGCAGCAGGTGGTCTATCGGTTTGGGGACTACAAGGCAATACAAATAATAAAGGAACTTCAGGAACAACTGCTACTAATCAAAATACAGGTGGCGGTGGGGCACATAATAACTTGCAGCCTTATATCGTTATGAACTACTTAATTAGGATGGCATGATGGCAACTAGACCAGGATATATATGGAGTGGAACTGAATGGATTGATATTGGTCAATCTGCTGTCGTATCTCCATTTAAGTACCAGGCTTCACAACCAAGCTCTCCTTCTACAGGAGATATTTGGATTGATAGTGATGAAGATGTTCCTAGTGTTGATTCAACTCTTTACTATCGCTGGACTAAAACAATGTCTGGTGGAGAAACATCTTTAAGCGGTACTGATAATAATTCTCTATCTTTACAATATACACCAGGATATGAAAGTGTATTTATTAATGGAGTATTACAAGCTCGTAATTTAGACTATACCGCCACATCTGGCTCAACTATTGCAGGATTAACAGCACTAGCATCAAATGACGTAGTAATGGTTGAGTCCATCATTGCTTACAGTGTTGGTGATACTTACACACAGTCCACTTCTGATATTAAGTTCAATGCTGGCTACAGATACTTAACCACTTTGTACTACACATCAACTGGAACATTTACTAAAGCAAGTTACCCAAACATTCGTGCAATAGTAGTTAAATGCCAAGGCGCAGGTGGTGGTGGAGGTGGAACTACTACTACGACTTCTGGACAATTTGCTGCTGGTGCTGGCGGTGGTGGTGGTGCGTACTCTGAAAAACTAATAACTGATATTGTTGGACTCGCTTCATCTGTAACCGTAACAGTTGGAACTGGAAGTTCTGGAGTTTCTACTGGAACTGCAACACAAGGTGGTTCTTCATCCTTTGGTTCATTAGCATCTGCCGTAGGTGGGTATGGTGGACAAACTCAAGGAGCTCAAACTTTTTGGATTACAACTGGACCTGGTAACGGTGGAGACTCTGGTGTTGGTGACTTGGTTATACAGGGTGCTGGTGGTGAATCAGGAAATTCAGTAAATTCCAATGGTGGTTATGGTGGTCGTGGTGGAGACTCTCAACTTGGAACTGGCGCACGTTCCTCACTTGCTTGGCAAAGTGCTTCAAACGGATTTAATGGAAATCTTTATGGTGGTGGTGGTAGTGGTGCGGCAGCAGCGCAAAATAACACAGCAAAAACTGGTGGCAATGGTGCTAGCGGAATAGTGATAGTGGAGTTGTACGCATAATGACAAGAGCGAGAGAAATTGCCAGTCAGGGTGGATTGGTGTTGATTAGTTCTACCACGATTGGTAGTGCTGTTAGTTTTGTGCTTGTATCTAACGCTTTTAATGCAACGTATGACTCTTACCGAATTGTATTAACTAACAGTTCTTTAGCAAGTGCTGGAGCAACTTTTCATTGGCAGTTAGCCTTAAATGGTACTGCGTCCTCTACAGGATATAGTTACGGAATTGCTGCAATGGATTACTTTGCTAATGCGTTCAGTTATCAAAGAGGTGTAAATACTAATATAATTATTAGTGGCATGGCTGTAGGTGCAGGTAATACGGTTTCAACTAACTTTGACATCTTAAATCCTTTTAATGCAAAACATACTCAATTTACAGGAATAAATTTTATTGGAAATCAAGCAGGATATGGTGGTATGGGCGCAGGTATTCACGAAGTAGCAACAAGTTACAACGATTTAAGAGTATCTTCATCAACTGGCACTATGACTGGTGGAACACTTAAAGTTTACGGATACAAGTAGGAGTAATAATGGAAGAATTAAAAATTATAAACTATAATAGTATAGGAGGAATAAAATGGAAGAATTAAAAGCATTAATTGTAGATGTAATTACAGGTGAATCATATGAAAGACCATTGACTGCAGAAGAAATTGCTGACCGTGAAATTATGCAATTAGAAGCAGAAGCACGTCAAGTAGAACAAGATGCAAAAGTTGCTTCTCGTTTATCAGCTATAGAAAAATTATCAGCATTAGGTTTGACTGAAGATGAAGTAGGGGCTTTAATTGGCTAAAAAAGCAAAGGTATACACTGGCACTGAATGGGTTGATCTAGCTGCTGCTACAACTGACCTGTCTGCATATTTAACACAAACATCTGCTTCTACAACATATGCGACTAAAGCATCTCCAACATTTACGGGAACCTTGTCTTCTCCAACAATTAATGCAACTACAAAATATCAAAAAAATGGAACCGATATAGCTTCTATAGCTTATGCTGATATAACAGTATCTGCACAAGCATCCGAAAATACATATTTATTAAATCTTCCAGCAGGTGTTACCAATGCAAACTTTGTTTCAATAACTCCAGTTTCTGGTGTTAATAACTATTTAATGATTACTGGTTTTGCTTTAGGCGATTGGTCTGGATTACAAACTTCATCTCAAATTAGAGTTAGATGTTTTCTTGGTAATGGAGTACATCTTGAAGCATTTACTTTGCGTGTTTATTACAGGGTATAAATTAAATATTACTACTTGCAGACTTTTCATTAATAGTATCTAATTCATTAACAATCTTATAAGCCCATTGAGTAATTGAATATTCATATTTATTATAATGATGACCACAGAAATATAAATCCCCCGAAACTCCAGTAGCAAGTACAAAAGCTTGAGCACCACATCTATCACAACGATCTGAAATTTTCAATACTTTTTTAACTTCTTCTTTAGTATCAGGCATTTATTACTCCTATGTTATTTATATGTTATAATTGTTTTTAAGTCTTACTTTGGAGTATACCATAAAACAATGAATAATTCAATAGCGATGTTTGTCGAAAACTGGCAAATGTTTTTATCTCTTACCGCCATATTTGGTGTTGGATATGCAACGGTAAGAAAATTTGAAAGAATTCTTGGTAAAGATGAAAAAGGTAGAACAATAGCAGATCGCCTTGATCGTGTAGAACATCAAATATTCCCAAATGGCGGATCTAGCATGGCAGACAAGGTAAATAATCTTGGATCCAATCAAAATGAAATTAAATCAGATCTTAAGCAATTAACTGGTGAAGTTAAAGTAATTCATGATGTTTTAGTAGCATATATTGCAGATAAGAAATAAAATAGTTTGGTATAATAAAAGAGTAAGAAAATTTAAATAGGAGTGCCCAATATGACCCCAGGGCTTGTAAACTTTGTTTGTCCACAAGGAAGCACGTTTAGAAGGACTTTAACCTACACCCTGGATAATCTCCCTATTGATTTATCTGGGTATTCTTCAAGATTACAAGTAAGGCAAGCATATTATTCGGATGATCCAATTATTTCCCTAGTTTCTGGAAGCGGAATCACAATTGGAGGATCTGCTGGAACTATTGATATATTAATTGCAGCAAGTGCTACATCTGCTTTCCCTGCAGGAAATCACGTTTATGATTTAGAAATAGTAAGTCCATCAAACATTGTTGATAGATTAATCGAAGGTACATTTAATGTAACTCCAGAGGTAACAAGGTAATGGCAGAATTAAAGGTAGAAATTGATCAAGTTATAAATAATATAACAATTGATGAAGAAAATGTAGTAGTTCAATTAGGAACCTCTGGTCCACAAGGTGGAAGAGGAACTGGAATACTTAATGGTACATCTGCTCCAGATAATACTATTGGTATTGTTGGAGATTTTTTCTTAAATACAACAAACATGAATTTGTATGGTCCAAAAACAGATTCAGGTTGGGGAACTCCAACAGATTTAGTTGGAAGTCAAGAGCTTGGTTATGTTCACATTCAATCAGTACCCTCTGCGGTATGGAACGTAACACATGGATTAGGGTTTACCCCTAATATTACAGTAGTTGATACAGCAGGAACAGTTGTTGAGGGGTCATATAACTATCCAAATTCAAGTACTGTAGTTTTAACCTTTATCGGAGCATTTTCGGGAAGGGCTTATTTATCGTAATGAAGGAGGTGAAAATATATGTCTAGAAAATTTTTAACAAGTATTGATTTAAATCGTAATGAATTGCAAAACGGTGTTATCCATAATTTGGCTACAGATCCAGGTAGTGGAGTTGCTGGTCAAGTTTACTTTAACACTGTTGACAACACGTTAAAAGTATATACTGGATCATCTTGGGAAGCCGTTGGGTCTACTGAATTTATTGGTGATGCAGTAAATGATTTACTTGATAGTGGAACTGGAATTTCATTAAACTATAATGATGCTGGAAATTCTCTTACAATTGCAAACACTGGCGTAACTAGCATTACTGGTACAGATAACGAAGTATCTGTAAGCGGATCTGCTGGTGCAGTAACGGTAAGTCTTCCAAACTCTATTACAGTAGATGTAACTGGTGCTTTAACTGGTAATGCAAGTACTGCTAGCACTTTGCAGACACCTAGATCTATTGCTCTTGGTGGTTCTTTAAGTGGTAGTGTTAGTTTTGATGGAAGTCAGAACGTAACAATTACAGCAGATATTGTAGCAGATTCAGTCGCTCTTGGTGCAGATACAACTGGTGATTATGTAGCAGGTGCAAGTGCATCTGGTGCAGGTATCAGTGTAACTGGTTCAGGTGGTGAAGGTTCAACTCTAACTATTTCTAACACTGGTGTTACATCTCTTTCAGGAACAGCTAATGAAGTAACTGTTTCAGGATCTGCTGGAGCAATTACAATTGGTCTTCCAGATGATGTAACAATTGGAGGAAATCTTGGTGTAACTGGAAATCTAACTGTAAGTGGAAGCGTAACAACTTTAAATACAGAAACTTTGCTAGTTGAGGATAATCAAATTACCCTTAATAGCAATGTAACTGGAGTTCCTGCAGCAAATGCAGGTCTTGAAGTTGAGCGTGGTGATTCAACCAATGCTTCTTTAATTTGGAATGAATCATCTGATAAATGGTCAGCTGGACTTCTTGGTAGCGAAACTGCTATCTCTCTTGAAGGTCACGTCCATGCAACATCTGATATAACTGGATTACAGGAGTATGTTGAAGATACAGTTGGCACAATGCTAACAGACTCTTCAACAGTTGATTTCACATATTCAGATAATTCTGGAAGTGCTGGAACATTCACTGCTGGTATCATTACAGCTTCAACAAGCTATTTGACAACTGGTAGTGGTCTTGCTGTTGATATTTCTTCTGTAGAGTCAAAGTTAATAACTGATGGATTCCCAAAGAAATATGCAGTTAATAACACATCGCTAACATCAACTAGTGGAGTATGTACCTGGACTGTAACACACAACCTTGCAACTAAGGATGTAACAGTTCAAGTATATGAAGTTGCTGCTGATTATAATCAGGTAGAAGTAGATGTACAACATACATCAACATCTGCTATAACTATTAAAATTAATAGTGCAACAACAATTGCTGCTGACACATATCGTGTTGTAGTAATTGGATAAAGTATAATATAGTGTGTGGGGGGCTAGATTAAACCCTAGCCCCTCATATTAGAAGGAAAAAATGGCAAAGAAATTTTTAACAGGGTTAAATTTAGTAGTATTACCTTCAGATCCTATAAGTGGATCCGAGGGAGAGCTATACTTTAATTCTTCAGCATCTGTTGCAAAGATTTACCAAGCAGGAGTTTGGTCAGTTCTTGGTGCAGGTGCTGGCGGTGGAACAACCGTTAGCACAACAGAGCCAGCTTCTCCAGAAACTGGGGATTCTTGGTATAAAAATGATACTGGTGAATTCTATGTATATGATGGAACTTATTGGGTAGAAGTAAATGGTGTAGTAGAAGGGTCAAACAATCTTTACACTCTTTCAGATGTTAGTTTAAATTCTTTAACTGATGGAGACGCTCTTATGTGGAGCTCCGCATCTTCTGCATGGACTAATCAAGAAGTACTTTTAGAAGCAGCTCAAATTAGTGCAACAGAACCATATCCTGCAGCACAAGGGGATCTTTGGTATAAAGATGACACTGCTCAATTTTTTGTATATGATGGAGTTTATTGGTTAGAAATAGGGGCATCCGCTTCAGTAGCAACTAGTCTTTTTCTTCTTGAAGATGTTGACTTTACAGGTCCTGTAAATAATCATATATTAGCATATGATTCTTCAGGCTCTGTTTGGACCAATAGAGATCCAAATGAAATAAATATTGCTACAAAAGGTGGTTGGGAATATATTGATCCAATTGTAATTAGATCCCATGATGGGTTTACAGATGGCTCAATAACTCTTCAAAGTTGTTACAATTCAATAATATTAAATGATGATAGCGGTGTAGCATTTGTAACTAATTCAGGATCTGCAAACTTTGCATTCAATAATGCTGGACAAATTGTATTTCCAGATACATCAATTCAAAGTACTGCATTTTTAGGAATAAATTCATATAACACTTCACAAATTTCTGAAGCAGGTAATTTATATTTTACAAATCAAAGAGCAATAGACGCACTTTCGCCAACATTGTTTGAATATTTAAGTGCTTCTGTAGCTGCAAACACTTACTTAACACAAAGTTCTGCTTCTTCAACATATTTAACTCAGACTAATGCGACAACTTTATATCAATCAAAAGATTTAAACCTTACTAATATTTCCGCACTATCAACATCTGGAATCCTTATTCGTGGATCAGATTCAACATACACCACAACAGCCAACAACTCTTCTAACTGGGATACCGCCTACACGGACAGAAACAAATGGGACGGAGGATCTACAGGTCTTACTGCATCTACTGGAAGAACTTCTTTAGGTCTTGTAATTGGAACAGATGTTCAAGCTTATAGCTCACATCTTTCAGGAATTGATACTCTTGGTTCTGGAACTGGATTACTAAAAAATACAGCAGGAACGTGGTCTTATGACACAAGTACATACGCCTTGTCATCATCTTTATCTGGATACCAACCAGTTGACGGAGATCTTACAGCAATTTCTGCAATTACTTCAGGAGTTGGTCTATTAAAAAGAACTGGACCAGATACATGGACGATTGACACTAATTCTTATATAACTGGGTCTTCTCCAACAATTAGCACATCTTTAATATCTGGAACTAGTACCTTTAATTTAGTAAATAGTACTGCAACAACAGTAAATTTTGCAGGAGCAGCAACAACATTAACAATAGGATCAACAGATGCAGGAGCAGTAACATCTCTTAGGACTCCAACCATATCAACAACAAGTTCAACTTTAGATTTGTTTAATACAACTGCAGCTACAGTTAACTTTGCAGGAGCTGCAACATCTCTTACAATTGGTGGAACTCCAACTGGATCTATTACTGCAACACTATTTGGAAACGCAACAACTGCTACAAAAACAATTAACATTGGAACTGGTGGAGTTTCAGGATCAGAAACAAATATAAATATTGGATCTTCAACAGCTGGGGCAACTGGAACAGTTTCATTTTATCCTTCTACAGTTTTTAATGGATCTATATCAGTTCCTACCCCAACAACTTCAACACATGCAGCAAATAAATCTTATGTTGATTCACTTGCATCAGGAATTAACATAAAGCCTGAAGTTGTTTATGTTTCTCAACAAGCTTTAAATGCAACTTATGTAAATGGAACATCGGATTCATCTGGAGGTCTTGGAGTTGGTGCAACTCTAACTGGAAATGTTGACGGAGCTTTAATTCTAGATGGAGATGAAGTTCAATCATCTCAAAGAGTTCTTATTAGAAATCAAGCAGATCAAAAACAAAATGGTATTTATGTAGTATCATTCCCTGGAGATGGTGATGACCCATTTATTCTTACAAGAGCAGTAAACTTTAATGGAGCAAGTGTAACTAGTGGTTTAATTAAATCAGGAGATTATGTATTCGTAACATCTGGAAGTGTTTCTGCAAACGATTCGTATGTAGTATCACAAGGTGGAACTTCTATTAATCCAGCTGGTGCAATAAAAGTTGGAACTGATAATATAATATTTGCACAATATTCTGGAGTTCCTTCAAATATTAGTACATTAGGATATGTAACTGTTGGAACTTGGGCAGCAACCCCAATTGATAAAGATTATATAGATTCTGAAATAGCAAGAACAAATAATCCGACACTTACTGGACATGTTACAGTTCCATCGCCTACAGACGATACAGACGCAGCAAACAAAGAATATGTAGACGATTTAATTTTTGCAAGTCTTCCATATTTACCAGACATTGTTCCAATAGATGATATGAGATATGAATTTGATGGAATTACTAGCAGATTCCTTCCAAAATTTGCAGGGGAACAAGTTGCTATAAACAATCCTTTAAGACTTCTCTTAACAATTAATGGTATAATACAAGTAGTGGATTTTCCAGAATATGTTTGGCAATCTATGTTACCAAGAGAAGGCTTTATGGTTGACTCAGATGGATACATAGCGTACTCTGAAGTTCCACCACTAGGATCAACTTTTGATGCAAGATTAATGCTTGGACCAAATGTAAATTCAATAAAGAAAGGATATCCATTCAAAGCAGTGGATATTTTATTAGGAGCATAAAAAATGGCAAGAAAGATATTATTTGAAACAGGGTACACATTTGACCCAGCTACACGAACAGTTGTAATTCCAGATCATATTCCAAGGGAAAGATTGATTCTTATTACAAATGTTACTACTAATCAGGTAATTTATAATTTTTCAGATCCAAGTCTTAAGGCAACAAGCTACACAGCAGCAATTGACACAAACAATGCTCCAACTACAACAGTTGTACTAAACTTTAATACAGCAGCCATGACCTCTACTGATAAGCTCCAAATAACAGTAGACGAGTATGCAGAAAGTTTTCAGCCAGATGAGTCCTATATGGATCCTGTTGGAAAATTGAGAGTTTCTACACCTACTTCTTTAATTGATACTGATTTTGAATATGGAACTCAGCCAACTAAATGGGAAGTGTTAAGCCTTACAAATAACAAGCCATCTTGCTACTACGATATTCAAACTCCAATTGCACAGCCTTCTGGAGGAACAAATACATTTGTTTCTATTGTAGGAACTGGATCTTCTAGACTTGTAACAGTAGTAACTTCAGTGGCTCACGGTCTTGTTGCTGGAGATAAATTCTTTATCCAAGATACACTGGATGTTAATGCAGATGGATGGTATTTAGTTAAAGCCGTTTCAACAACAACAGTTTCTAATGATACTTTTACATATTATGCAAGAGCAAACGCTACTAACGGATCAATTCTTGATACAACAAAAACTTTTGCCTACAAAGCTTATAACTACACGGGATCTGAGATTCCTCTTTCAACTAGCTCTGGTTCTGCATTTGTAGCATCTGGTAGTACAGTAACAACCACAACCACAAATGCTCACGGTCTTAGCATTGGAGATTTAATTTATGTTTCTGGAACTACAGCTGCTTCCTCTAATCCACCAAATGGTGCATGGGAAGTAAAAACAACTCCAACAACAAATACCTTTACTTTTGATGTTGTTGATGCCCCATCTGGTGCAATCACGGCAATTGCAAAATCTTTAACTGGAAGACCAGGATCTGTTTCTGTTCATAGACCATTTGATGGTGGAGTTAAGTTTTCAACTGGCTCCTCCGCTCCTGGATCAAAAATTATTCGCCAGACTCGTAGATACTTCCGATACCAATCAGGCAAAGGCATTCAGTTCTCTACTGGATCTATGCTAAAACCAGTATTTGCAGTAGATTTAATTTCTTCATCTAGCACAACAGTTACTGTAAAAACTAGATACGAACATTTCCTTGGAATTGGTGCACAGGTTAAAGTAGCTGGTGCAGATCAAACAGCGTACAATGGAACCTTTACGGTTACAGCAATTACTGGACCTAAAGAATTTCAATATACCGCATCTTCTGTTCCTTCAGCAACTCCAGCAACTGGTTTTCCTATCACAGTAGCACCAGTTTCCTGGTTTGGTGGTCAGACAAGAATTGGAATGTTTGATGAGCAAAACGGATTCTTCTTTGAATTTGATGGACAAACTATGTGGGCAGTAAGACGATCTAGCACAGATCAAATTTCTGGAATTGTTGCAACAACTCAAGGTTCTCCAACTATTACAGGTACAGATACTAGATTCTCAGAGCAATTAAGCCCAGGAGATAGGGTTGCCATTAGAGGTCTAACCTATACTGTTCAATCAATTACAAGCAATACAGAAATGTATGTATTCCCAGAATACCGTGGTCAGACAGTTACCTCTGGTGGAATTGTAAGTAAGGTTGTTGACACTAAGGTTCCGCAGTCTGATTGGAACATTGATAAAATGGACGGAACTGGTCCGTCTGGAGTAACCGTAGACCTATCTAAAATGCAAATGTTCTACATTGATTACGCATGGTATGGTGCAGGTGCAATTAGATTTGGATTTAAAGATGAGCGTGGAGAAGTTGTATATTGTCACAGAATGACACATGCAAATGTTGAAACAGAAGCTTATATGCGTTCTGGAAACCTTCCATCACGTTATGAGGCAGCAGCAGATGCACCAGTTACAAAACTTTCAGCATCACTTTCAAACGTTGCTACCACTATGTCTGTTAGCAGTACTTCAGGATTCCCAACATCTGGAACCCTTACTGTTACAAAGGCTGGAAATGCTGGACAAGAAATTGAATATATTTCTTACACAGGAAAAACAGCAACAACCTTTACAGGTCTAACAAGAGCCCTAAGCAACGTAGTCATTAATCCAGTTTCTGGTGCTACTGGTGGAGGTAATGGAACTGCACAATCATTTACTTATTCAGCAACTGCTCCAGTAAGAGTAGACTTGTATTCTAGACAATATGCAACTGGAACAAGTCACTGGGGATCATCTGTAATTATGGATGGTGGATACGATGATGACAAGTCTTTTGTATTCCAAGCAGGTATGAAAACTGGTGTAGTTGTTCCTAGAAGTACAACAACAAGGTCTGCTCTTCTTAGCTTAAGACTTGCTCCATCTGTAGATAATGGAGTAGTTGGAGTTCTTGGAGAAAGAGAGCTTATTAATAGAATGCAGCTGACTTTAAGACAAATGGATGTTTTAAGTCTGGTTGCAGGAACTGCTGGAAATCCAGGAGCTTTCCTTGTAGAACTTATATTGAATCCAAAACTTAATACTGCATCTGGAAACACTTGGACAAATGTTGGTGGATCAAGCTTGGCTCAAGTTTGTTATCACGCAGCAAACACAACTTTGGTTGGTGGAGAACCAATCTTCTCCTTCTTTGTATCGTCTCAGTCTGGTGAAGCAAACGTTGTTCAGCAAGATCTTAGTTTGGTTAGAGATTTAGGAAATTCAATTCTAGGCGGAGGAACAACAAATGCTACCTCAACAAATGAATTTAATATTTATCCAGATGGACCAGACATCGTAACAATAGCAATCAGAAACCTTTCTGGTTCTGGTGTAACAAGTGCTACGGTTAACGGAAGGCTTTCTTGGACTGAAGCCCAGGCATAATAGGAGAAAAAAGTGGGACTTAATAAACTAAACCACCTTTACTCTACTGAGCCATTAACAGTAGATTCTTTACTAGCCAACAATGATATTACAATTATTGATGACCTTAGTATTTTTGGAGAGACACTTCTTGATGGATTATTAGGATCTTCAAATCAAGTTCTTAAGGTTAATTCTGCTGGAGATGGAATAGAATGGGCTACACTTGATGCCCTGCCATCTCAATCTGGAAATTCTGGAAAGTATTTAACAACAGATGGCTCAGCAGCCTCTTGGGGAGTTTTAGACCTATCTTTTAACGCAACAACGGATGCAATACTTTCTGGTATAACTATTAATGAAATTGCTTATCCTGCAACTACTAGACTAGAAGTAACTCAAGCAAGTATGGCTTACTTAATTAATAATCAATACTCAGGAAATAATCCAACAATATATGCAACCGCTGGAACTACAATTGCTTTTAACTTAGATGTAGAAGGGCATCCATTTTTAATTAAAACTGCCTCAGGTGCAGCAAACTATGATACAGGATTAATTCACGTTGCTACAGATGGAACGGTTAGCACAGGCTCTGCTGCCCAAGGTAAAATATCAGGAACTTTATATTGGCAAATTCCTTCTAGCATAAGTGGGGAATATGCATATCAATGTCAAATTCATAGCGGAATGCTTGGAGTAATTACAATATCATCTCCATCATCTTCAAATATTGGAGTAGCAACTGGAACTTCTTTAAATACAACTGGAAATGTTATAAGCCATGTTGATATTTCAACACCTACATTTACATCAAATGCTTATTATTTAGTAGAAGCAGACGATGGAAAATTATTGATGTTAGATAATTCAACTACTGCCGCAACTTTGTATGTTGGAACAGATGCAACATGTAATTTTGCTATTGGAACTCAAATAACCATAGTTCAAAAGGGAGCTATTGCTGGACAAATAACTGTTACTGCAACCACGCCTGGAACTACTACAATAAATGCAACACCTGGTAAAAAATTAAGAGCACAATGGTCTTCTGCTACTTTAGTTAAAACCGCAGCAAATACATGGGTATTGATGGGAGATTTAGTAGCTTAACATGAAATTTGTTAATATTATTCCATCAGTTTCTAGAAGAAAGATTTTTAAAGACACATTTGATAGAGCTAATACGACTGGATCACTTGGAGCATCTTCTGATGGAAGTTTGTGGAGTGCAATAAGGGGAACATTTACAGTTTCCGCCAATAAAGCAGTATCTGTAGATGCAGCTAGCTCATATCCAGCTGCTACAGTTGATATGAATACTCAAAACGTTTCAATATCTATTAAAGGCTCTACTCAAGGAAGTACTGCAGCACTATGGGTTACTGACAGTGGGAACTGGTTTGGAGTTGGAGTTGATCAAACAATGGTATCTGCAGCTACTTTAAGTGCAGGAGAAAGAGCATTAATAAGCTGTAATTGCGGAACTTGCGAAGTGGCAGGAAACTGTGCTTCACCATCCTATCCGTGTTCATCACCATCCTATCCTTGTGGATCACCATCCTATCCTTGTGGATCACCATCCTATCCTTGTGCTAGCTGGAGTTATAATTGTAATGTTACAGGAAATAGATACTGTAAAGCTGACTGGTATAGGTGTGCAAATTATGCTTATAACTGTAACGCTTACAATAAATCAGGATATTGTAAATCTTCATGGTATAGGTGTGCTGCATATGCCTATAACTGCAATGCTTACAATGCTGGAAACTGTAACAATTCTAGTACCTATAATTGTACTGGTGGATACTACTACGCCTGTGGAGGATACTACTATGCCTGTGGTGGATATTTCTATCAATGTGACGGAGGAGTATACTACTACGCTTGTGGTGGAAATAACGCAGTCACTTTTACTGAGTGTAACTGTCAAACTTGTTATCCACAATATGTTAGATTTATTCAATCTGTATCAAATACTGTAACTCAATTAGCATCATGGATGGTAGCAAGTGTTATTCAATCATTTAAAGTAGTAACTTCTGGAACTTCTGTTACTATAACTCCTTATTCAGATACATCTTTGGCTACACAGATAGGATCAAACCTAACACACACAGCAACTGGAATTGCAATTAATGCTAGATATGGTATAATGGTAAAACCTTCAAGTTACAACCAAGGAAATTCAATAGAAGAAATAACGATAGAAAGTTTGTAAGGAGTTAATATGATTGATAAAACTTTACCAGAAATTCCAAGCTTAAACTATCCAGTAGTTGAGCAAACGCCAAATCACGAGTTTGACGTTGCTATGATTATAGATGGCATTGTTTTTCAAATAATTAATATGGACGGAAATACTGCAGCACAATACTTGTCAAACCCTACCTTTGTTCAAATATTACCTGGACATGCAAAAATTGGATGGGTTTATCAAGATGGAGAATTTTTACCACCATCAAGTTTACCAGGACTATAAGAAAAGAGAATTTTTATGAAGCTTATAAAGTTTACTTCCATGTTAGATGATGGAATTGGAGCACCAGAACCTATTAAAAAATTTATTCCTGATTGGTATAAAAAAGCTGAGACGTACTACGTTTCCGAATCAGACAATATTTCAGTAGAAGATGGAACCCAAGAAAAAATGGCAGGATTAAAAACCTGTGTACCATTTTTAGACTGTATGATTTCTGGCTATGCAATAGTGACACCTTTTGATATATTTATTGGAAAAAATGACGATGGGACTCTTGCAATAAAGTGGAATGGTCCAGATTCTTGGAATGATTATATAAATGAAAGACCAAAAGAGTCTGGATCAACAATGCCAAGACCAACGGGTCATTATCCAAATCATTTAGTTTGGTCAAATAGGTGGGGGTTTAGAGCTCCAAGAGGATATAGCGTACTTATCACACATCCATTAAATAGACACGATCTTCCATTTACAACTCTGTCAGGATTAATAGATAGTGATAATTTTTGGGCTAATGGAAACCTTCCGTTTTTTATTAAAGAAGATTTTGAAGGAATAATTCCAAAAGGAACTCCAGTTGCTCAAATAATTCCAATAAAAAGAAAAAAATGGAAAATGATAAAAACTCAAGGTTATAAAGACATTTATAATAAGCAAGGACTTAGGGCAAGAAAAAAAGAAACAACTTATAAGAAAAAAGATTGGGTAAAGAAGGTTTTTGAATGATGTTTAAAAAAAAGCACGAACATGATGGACTCGTGTATATGAGTACCTTTGACTTACTTAAAAAAGTTTTTAAGAAAGAAGATAGGTTTAAAAATAAGAAAAGTATTTCATCTAACAGAAATTCACCACCTCCACCAAATTCAGTAATTAATCACTTGGCGGTAATTCTTGATGGAGAAGTCCAAGAGATACTTAGAGCAGAAAACAGATTAGCTGCCCTGTTTTTAAGTAATCCAGAATTTGTTGAGTTTGATCCAAATGAAATTCAAGTAGATATAGGATGGAAGTATGAAGATGAAGTTTTTGAACAGGGCAAGTAATAAAGAGATAAAATTTATTTCTAGCAAACCTGAATTTGATTTACCAAGACCAATTCCATCAAGTAAACTTATTCCAGAGTGGTATAAGAATCTTCCTGGCGTAGTTGAAAATATAGAAACTATGAAAAAATGTATTCCAGTACTGGATGGTTTTACTACAGGATATGTAATAACCTTACCAGTAGACGTTCATTTTAATGGAGATACTGGTACATTTTGGTACGATAGCCCCTTTGAATTAAATACAGACCACATACCATCTCAAACTCAGGGTGTTGATCCAGGTGAAGAATTTGACGAACAACCACATAAGTGGATAAACAATTGGCAAATAAAAACTCCAAAAGGATATAGCTGTATGTTTACTCATCCAATAAATAGATCAGACTTGCCATTTAGATCAATAACTGGAATTGTTGATACAGACAAGCATCCTTTAGTAATTAACTTTCCATTTTTTATGAAAAAAAGCTTTTCTGGAGTGATTCCAGCAGGTACTCCAATTATTCAAATAGTTCCATTTAAAAGAGATAACTGGAACTCTAGTGTAATTGATGATAGGGAATTTATAGAGCATCCAGAAGCTCATGAGGTAGAAAATCCACCCTTTAACTGGTATAAAAGAAGATGGTGGACCAGAAAGGTATATAGCTAGTGGAAACAATTTTTGTTTCAATGCCATCAATGATGGATACCGAGTCTGTTATTACAATTAAGAATGCTTTAGATACTGCAAATTATAAAGATAGGGTATTTTTTGGAGTATCCATATTAGATACTAATAAAAAAACTTATGAAGAAATTGAAAAAGTTTTTAAAAACAACAGCAACGTATCTATAGATTTTAATTTATTAAAAACAAAGAATATCTCTCAAATAGGAACTGGATCTGGAAGAACAAGATGTGCATCACTTTATTCAGGTCAAGATTATTTTTTACAAATAGATTCTCATACTAACTTTGAAAATGGTTGGGACGACTATTTAATTTCACTTTTTAAAGAAGCAAAAGAAAGTTTAAAAATAGACAAAATTGTACTTACTGCATATTTAGGAAGATATTCTTATTCTCCAGATAGAAAAAGAGTAAATGGAGTGGTGGGTGAAATATCTTATCCCTATATGATTCCAGACACTTTCTTTTTAAATTACATACCATTTTGGAAAAGCAAAGAGTGTCTTGTTGATAAAGTAAACAAGTTTGTTCCATGCGTAAAATTTAATGGAAACTTTGCTTTTGGCGATAAAGAGTTTATTAATAATTCTGGAGTTTATAAAGATAGTATTTTCTATGATGAAGAAATGATACAGTCTATTAATTTAATTGGAAATGATTTTGCAATGGTTTTTCCAAATGTTAAAGGATTTCCATTAACACATTTGTATAGTGATGAAATAAATGAATTTGGTGGAAAAAGAATGTATTTTAATGACTATCTTAGTAAAAAACAAGAAAGTGAAGTTACTCAAAAATGCATTAAAAATTATATTGATTTTATTAATGATGTTGAAAATTCTGTTAAAGTGAAAAAATATGAAAAATATGCTAAAATTAATATTAAAAGAGGAGCTGTATCACACAACTACGCTCCAAAGAAATATATTGTGGAGGATTGAATGCCAGAGTTACCAAAAGTTCCAGACTTAGTATTCCCTGTAGTACAAAATGATACAGATACTAGTGGAAAAAAAGCTAGACCTTGGGACATTTTTAATAAGAATATTGAAAAGGTTTCTTCTAAGATTCAAGAAGAAAGAATGTCTATTTGTCTTGGATGCCCAGAATTAATTAAAGCAACAAAACAATGTAAAAAGTGCGGATGTATTATGGAACTAAAAACAAAATTACCACATGCAGAGTGCCCTTTGCAAAAATGGGGCAAAGTACAACTTGAAGAAAATCCAATAGCCTATAAAGAGGAGATTTAGTTGCCAACCATAGAATTTATAGAAGGTGATGCAACAAATATTTCTTTTATTAAAAATTCATCTATTGATTTAATTATAACTCATCCCCCATATCCACTGGTAGATTCATCACGATATGGAGGTTTGTCAAATAAACAGATAAACCATAATCATAAGAAATTTTTAAAACTTTTGATAAAAGCAACAAAAGAGATGGAAAGGGTTTTAAAGAAAGACGGAAGTATTTGGATAAACATAGGTCCTTCAGAAGATGCAATGCCGTATAGGTATTTGGTTGAAGTATTAGATAAAACCAATCTATACCATTCTTCAACCATAATTCATAGAAATAAAGATGCTAAAGATCTTTTTAAAAATCTTGAAGAAATAGAGCAAGACTTTTGGCTATGGTTTCAGTTTACAAAAATTAAACAAGGATTTTATTTTAATCCATTTAAAGTTAAGAAATATAATAACCCGATATGGGAACTGGATATTACTAATCAAAATTCTGAAGTAGATTTAGAATTAAAAAATAGGCATAAGTGGGATATAAATGACACTACTCCAAAAGAACTGCCAGAAAGATTAATAGAGATGTTTTCCAAAAAGGGAGAAATGGTTTTAGATGTTTTTAGTGGAAGTGCACTAGTTCCAGTAACAGCATATCTGCTTGGAAGAAATAGTATTGGAGTAGACATATCAAAAGATCAAAAAGATCTTGCAGAAAAAAGATTAGAGATAACAAAAAGGATTGGCAATGAGTAAGTCAATAGAAATTATAAAACTTTATGATGATCTAATGTTTAAGATAGTTCCTCTTAAAAAAAATAGAGCTTGGATGGATAAAACTGATGACAATGCTTATAGATGTATTCCATTAAATGTTGCAAATACTTATGGATGGATGGTTTTGTCTCCAATTGATTTTTCAGCAGAATGGGATGGAAATAATGGTAAAGATAGTATTCGTGTAGATCTTGCTCCAAATTATGATAGGAAACTTGTATCGTCAGAATTTGGTCATGGGATACTTTCAATAGTTCCAGATTTTATTATAAAGACCCCACCTGGATTTTCAACATATGTCCGTGGCGTTCCAAATCAGATATCAAAAAATTTACAGCCATTCGATGCTGTTGTTGAAACTGATTGGCTTCCATTTACATTTACTTTTAACTTTAAGTTTACGGCTCCTGGAAAATTGTCAATTAAAAAAGATCAACCACTTTTTACATTTTTTCCAGTAGAAAGAGGATTTATTGAATCTTTTGACACGGTTGTATCAAATATAAAAGATAATGAAGAATTGCTTAAAGACTACAAAGAATACAACGATTTAAGACATATGCAATCTTCTGGAAATAAGGATAATGTTAAAGGAACTTATTCTCGTGGATTTCTAGGGGATAAAAAGTTTGACATTATTAACCATCAAAGAACTACAATTTTGTCAGAATTTGAATAATTACCATATTGGCTATAATGAAATTACTGCTAAACATGGTATAATAATTGAAGGTGATTAACTATGGCATTTCCAGGAACTTATAACTTTAACTACTATGCAGGTGACACTTTTGAGTTTTTTGTATACCCAAAAAATTCTACTGGTGGAGTATTTGACAACTTAGAAGACTATACTGCATTATTTGTAGTTGGTGAGGTTAGAGGTGCATCTGCATCTGTTATAGACTCTCTTGACCTAACCAGTGCATCTGCAACTGTTATAGATGGAGATCATATTTCTTGCATGATTCTTCCAAATGGTGGAAGGCAGTTAATAAATCCATCATATCTTTACGATGTGCAAATTGAAAATACAGATGTAACTTCACCTTCTTATGGAAAAATATTTACGCTTTTAAATGGAACGATAAGTGTTACACAAGACGTGGCGGTAACGTAACATGGCAATAGACACTATCATATCTAATGATGAATTAGTTGTAGTTGGACCACCTGCCTCAGTATCTGTAAGTGTTGATGTTGGTCCACAAGGAGAGCGAGGATCACAGTTTTACTCTGGCGTTGGTCTTCCTACCGCAGCAGCAAATGTAGCAACTCTTGTAGATGCAAAAGTAAATGATCTTTATATAAACAGACTTCTTGGTGGGAATTATGGAGTTGTTTATAAATTAAATGCGATTCCTGGCGGTACTGCTTGGCAAGAAATATTAAAATTTCAACCAATATCTCATAGTATTCAAAAATTAGTTGATTTTACATCTGGTACTGGATCTATTTCAATAGCTTTAGCAGATTTTTATTCTAGTGCACCAGAGAATTTAGATCCAGATACAATTCTTATTCAAGCAACAGCAGAATTAAATAACCCAGCATTTGTGTCTATTTCAAATAAAAACATTCAAAATGTTTCTTCTGTTAAAACTTTTATTGCAGAATTAAAAGGTGCACAATTATCTTCAGGATCTGTATCTTTAATTTCAGCATCAGTTCCTGTGAATTTATATATAACTGCTGGAGTGAGTGTATAAAATGGCAGAATATATTGGAAAAACTAAAGGTTTTGGTACTGCAGTTAACAGTGTTCAATTTAATACATATGTTCCAGAATTATCAGACAATGCAGATATTCAAAATGCATTTGAACTATTTTATTTTGGAGATTCTTCAGTTGGAACTACAACAGGAGATGTAAGTCTTTATGCAACTCTTGTAGATTTTGATACCAGAATTACTGCAAGTGATGTTACTACTCATGCTAATGCAACTGCTGTACATGGTGCTACTGGTGCTGTTGTTGGTACAACAAACACACAGACTCTTGAAAACAAGCGTTTAACTACGCCAAAGATTAATGAAGATGTTACTCTTACTGCTACGGCAACTGAGCTTAATGTTCTTGATGGTATTACTGCATCTACTGCTGAACTTAACTATGTTGATGGTGTTACTTCTGCTATTCAAACTCAGATTGATTTAAAACCAACTCTTAGATATGAAGGATCTGTTTTAAATAGAAATATTTTTGTTCAGGCAGCACAACCTACGGCAATAAATATTGGCGATATTTGGATTGATTTCTAGGACCTATTATGGCAACAGTCTGGGGCTCTTGGAAATATGGTGGAAGTGGATCTACTGCAAATGGAATGCGTGTTGGCTTAGACATATCTTGGTCAGGTGTAGATTCTAGTTCAACTAGTACAACTGCAACAATTGATGTCTGGACCGATAATCAATATACACATAACGATAATCAAGTTTTAAACTATGGCGGATCAATATCTGGGACTACAAGCTATAATAATACTCAGGGCTCAACCGCAACTAAACGTGCAACTAAAAGCTATACGCATACATATGGATCAAATCCAGCATCATTTACTTTTACAGCATCAATTTCTGGACACTATCTTGGAATAACTCCATCTGTTAGCGTTTCAAGCACAACTCCAACTAGACCATCTCCTCCACCCCCACCTCCCCCACCCCCACCTCCCCCACCCCCACCTCCGACTCCTCCACCTCCAACTCCTCCACCTCCAACTCCTCCACCTCCAACTCCCCCAACAGTAACTGTTCCATCTGCACCTCAGTCATTTGCTGCAGATACTTCAACAGTTGGACAAATTGGTTTATCT